ATAATTCTTTCATTTCGTCACCTCTTCAACAGTGTCAATATTCCAACTGCCATAGCCCGCGTCATCAAAATCACCGCCATCGATTTCGCGTGCCTTATCCCATGCTTGCTGCTCGTCTTCTGCTTGGACCAAGCAATAGACATAGCTTGTACTTGCTGCAACTACTTTGTAGGTTTTCATTTCTCTATCCTTTCTGTTTCGGTTACTGCTTCAACTGAATATTCGGCATCTTTTTCCAAATAACTGTAATCCCCTGAATAGTCTAATGCTCTATCCACTGCAGCATCCGCACTTACTGCTTCAATGTCTACTGTAGTAAATGCATATGCTGTTCGGCAAAGGCGTATTTTATAAACTGCCATCTCTCTATCCTTTCTAAGCACCGGATCAAGCACCGGCATCGCCAGTATAGCAAGGTTTTTGTACCTTGCAACACTTTTTTACATTTATTTTACTAAACCTAGGGTTTCCTCTAATTCCACCCAAGGCATGCCACGCGAAGGCCAACATTTGAAGGGCTCAAGTTTTATGCCCTCTGCAGCCAATTTCATAGCATCTCCCCCATGGTACAAACGAATGGTCGAGGGGCGTAGTGTATTACCCATGTCAAGAACAAGAATGAAGCAAGGCCTATCCTTGGCAGCATGCCGAGTCATGAAAGCAATTTGATGTGGACGCAGCCCAACCTTTAGCCCCTTGGCAACCACTTTCAATTCCATCAAAACAAAGTATTCCCCGACACCCACCAACATGTCAGGAATGCCAAGGTTCACACGATTTTCAATGCGTTCAATTGAGCAATTTACAAGGCCGGCTTTCACCCTAGCCGAAAATCTAGCTTCAGGTGTCATCTGATCCCCCCAAACCTCGCTCAAAGATGTCAAGCGGAGGCTGCTCCACTCCCGCGTCGAACTCGGGATCTTTTTCTCTTGCTGCACTTTCAATCACCACTCCAGTGTCCGCATCGATCAAGGCAGTGGGTGGAGGCCCACCATACAGCTTTTTAAGCTCGTCAAGCTTGCGCTGTACCTCTTCCTTGCTCATGCTGTCAATTGTGCCGTGGCGGATCTCTTTGCGCTCCACATAGATCGTTCCCAAGGCTTGGCCCCTACGATACTCTGCTTGGACGGCTGCTGCAAATGCACCGGCATCCAAAGCTTTATCGCGAATGATCTGCAAATCGCGCATATGGCGCTCATAGGACGTGTTGTACTTGGACGCCAAGTCAGCACGATAGGCCTGAATGGCAGATACCACGTGAGGGTTGATATCAGGGTTTGTGAGCTTCCATGCCATCACAGAAGCGCTGGACGACTTGTACCCTGCCCTGATGGCTGCCTCTTTCATTGTGGTGCGGCCATCGCCACTCACAAGCTCAGTAACAAAGGTCCATTCCTTGGCTGTTAGCTTGCGACGCTGCTGCCGCAGCGGTGCCACCTCAGTAGACATTCGTTTCTGTGCCTTGTCAGGCATGACAGGGGGAACATTCCAAACGTCTTTCTTGGCCATTAGCTGATTCTCCACAAACGCCAACCATTATCCACCTTGCGCAGCGTGAACACCCATTTAGGCTGATGCACTCGTGTGAAGCGAAGGGCAGCTACTCTGCAGCTTTCAGCTTGCTTGCGCACGCCAAACAGAATGCTATCACCCGCCTCCATCTCCCCAAAAGGGTATTTGGATCTATTGGTTGGCAGGGCTATTCCCTGATCAATGTGTACCATCATTAACTCCCGTAAAAGAACTACCACGAGTATAACGAGTGTCGCCCCAAGAGTCAACCAACAAAAGCAATCAGGGCTCCCTATAGAACTTTTGGAGGGTGTAGTGTGTTTTTATTTTTTCACTTTTCATCTCGCGGAGCCCCCCTAGAAATATTACATTGAATCTCCAGACGTAATTTGCCGAATGCTCGTAACGTATTGATTTCATTCAGTTCTTACACCATTACGTCTATTACGCCAAATCTCACAAAAATAAAAAAAAAAACATACCTTACCCCTAAAAGGTCTATAGCACCTAAACCTTAGTATTACTTTTTGAGCCATTTTCACCCTTTTTGACCCTCGGTCCGCGGCCCCCAATCCCCCCACCCCCAACCACTGTACATCCACCCAGTACCATAATGCATCACACTAAAACCCCAAAACCAAGGGAAAACCCCTAGGAAATAGTACATTCCAAGTAATTGACCTAACTAGATAAAAGCATGATAATAACCCTGTCCACTTAGATAAAAGGCGGACAAACTTCATTAACAAAGAAAGGATAGTGACATGGGTAAATTACCACACACACCGGATAAACAGATCGAAGAGATCATGGACAATGCGCAGACTTTGCTTAACTTTTGCGGAAATACTTTTGCAAAGCCATCGGAAGCTTGGTACGCGTGCCTTGTCTCTGTGGCCATCTTGACTGCAGAATTAGACGTACCCGTTGAGGTATTTTTGGAGGGCTTTGAGCATGCGTACAAGGATGCTATGAAAGCCAAAGCTAAGACAGGGCCATCCTATGATCACTAATGCGCATGAATTCACCTCTGTGAGCAGCACAAACGGGCGTGTAACGCCGTTTAACACGGGCAAGGTACAAATAGGGCTGCTGTATCAGCCAAAGCCTCCTGAGATGACGAGTTCCGAGGAGCTTGTTCAGGCAGCTTTGATGGGATGGTCCTCGATCCATCGTCCTGTGCCTTTGTGGCCTGTGACGTTGGGGTCGGTGATTGTGGGTTTTCTAATAATTTTGACTGTGGGGTGATGTATGCATGAATTCTTGTATGAGTGTGACGAGCTTGGATTGGCGCTCAAATGCTTCTTTGAGTATGAGCCGGCGGAAGTTGGCTCTGTTGAGCCCCTGTCTGGCTTGAAGTTGGAGCCGGACTATCCGGAGGTATGGACGTTGATTTCGGTGTTCTTGCCTAACAGTAATGTGGACTTGAGCGGGGTTTTGCATCCGGATGTGATTTTTCGGATAGAGCAGGACGCACCTATTTATTTTGAAGAGATGAGGAACGTTGTATGAATGCAGAACGCGAATTAGAAATCCTGCGGCCATATGTTGCCGCTTGTGGTGAGATGGTTACCAAGAATGCGGCATTGGAAAAGCATTTGAAGGCAATAGATCGGCTGCTGCTTGAAGTGCTGATGGGTGACACCGATCCCATGCAGGCCATGATCAATCGTCAGAAGATAAAGGACGAATTCGATGAGCAACATTGAAGACTACAAACCGCAGGTGGACCGGCCTAATTGCCATAAGTGCGTGAACCATGATCCTTTGCCCATGACGCATCACATCCAGTGCTTGGAGCCCAAGGCGTTGATCTCTGGCAATGCTCGGGCAGCGCAGAAGGGTTGGTTCCATTGGCCGTGGAACTTTGACCCTATCTGGTTGGAAGAGTGCAGCAAGTATGAGGAGAAGAAGGCATGACCATACGCATAGTGACCGACAGCAATGGACGCAAGCGCATTACAACCGAGCCATTACTTCATCCACCACAGCGCCCATGGGTTGGGCTGACAAAAGATGAGGTGGAATTGTTGAGTTACATAGCCGAGGGCAATACATGGGTAGCGATTGAACGGGCAGAGGCCAAGCTCAAGGAGAAGAACACATGAGTTATATCGTTGCATCCCTGCCGCCCCTGAAGTGTTTTGTAAAACGTGAGTTTCTGTACAACGATCACAAAGGCCATGGGGAGCTTGAGCCGGCAGTGTGGGTTAGTTTGAAGGCGCTGCGTGGTCAGGTATTCAGGATTGAATCCCTGCTGCCGCACTACGGGGCGCTGTACGACAAGCTGCCGATCCATGCATATGTGTGGCACGCGGACCACGGTAATTTGTCAATAGATACTTTACAACTGTGGGATTGCATGGGCTATCAATTTACGGTGATTGAAAAGATCGGTCTGCGTAATCTTGGCGTGAAGTTCCTTGGCAAAGACAAGGAATGGCATTTCGGGCGTTACCTGTTCACTGTGGACTTCTGTGCTGATGGTATGGACTTGGACACGGGTTTTACAGAGCAGGCCGAGGAGCACAAAAGCTTTAACTTCATGGCCTTGGACAACGGGCAGTTTGCCTGTCAGCCCAACAACCGGTGCCTCTGGTATGACCAGAGTCTTGTTCCTGCTGATACGAAGTTTCCTGACTTCCAAGCAGCGCAGAGGTTGTGGACAGTGGACGGCACACGCAAGTGGTCCGCGGGCGACGATTGGTTTTACAACATTGAGGAGAAGAAATGATGGAGCTATACCGATTAGAAAGATGGATTGAACGGGTGGTGTGGAAAAACCTAGCAATTGAAACGTTTGAGCAGCGCGGTGATTGCCGCCTTGTTTATTACGCTTTGTTTAGATGCAGAGAACTATATGGAGACACAAATGACTAACGAAGACAGATTGGACCAACTTGCGATGGAGGCCATGGCGGCGGCAATTGTGAGTGGTGGCATACGTAACGCATACACCATAGCACTGGATTCTTATATCCTTGCCACCGAGATGCTCAAAAGAAGGCAATTGATCCTTGAAGCGCGGGTCATAGGCAAGTCGTCTCAATTCATTGACGAGCTTGAGCTTACTGTGCGGACAAGCAACTGTTTAAAAGAGGCAAAAATCCACACGGTAGGCCAGTTGGAGCAGTGGACTAGGGATGAACTTCTGAGGTTGCCCAATTTAGGCAGGAAGAGCTTGAAAGAAGTTGAAGAGCAACTGGAAAAGATGGGCCTGAAGTTGAGGGTTTCAACATTAAAGGAACTGGTATGACTGATTGGACACGAGAAGAGGACGAAGCTTTTAACGATGTGGAAAAGCACAGCAACCTTGGCAAGCAGATCTTGAAGGATATTGAAGGTCAGCCGTACCACTACGATCTTTATGTTTCTCCGATGCAGCGCAACGTGGTCCTTGAAGAGGTAGCCAAGGAGATTGAGAAGATGAAGGCTTTCGGGCCGGATACGATAGGCAGTTTCACCGTACACATAAGGAATATGAAAACGTGAGCTTTACCAGTCATCACTTGCAGCTTGGTAGCAAGCAGCATGTCCATCAATTACAACTTTGTAATAAATGCGAAGAGAAACGGCCACCGGAAGGTGGAATACAAATGAGTGCAGCAAAGTGGATTTGCGCTTGCTGTTGGACCAAAAGAGTAACGACAAGGAATTTAATAGAACATGCCAAGACCAAAACCACCCGAGCCACTGATCGGAAGACAAGTGAGGATGTCTGATAGACAGTGGATGATTCTGAACCAATTAGGCGGCGCGGAATGGCTGCGCAACCTGTTAGATAAGAAGGCCCCGATGCCTAAGAAATATTATGAAGTCTTTAACAATTCAAAAGAAGCTGCAGTCCCAAGAGCCCCCAAAACCTTTGAGTCAAGAACAACTGATGGCGTGGTGGCCATTCACAAGACTTGACCCAAAGTTATTTCCTAAACCAACCCAACGCGATTTATCGCAATATGAAGAAAGTCTAATATGAAAGCCACTAAACGTAAAAACACAAGAACCGCAAAAGCCCGCTCATTTATGCAGAGTAATCCTGCTGCAGCACCAAATGAGGTAGCAGCGCGGTTTGATCTGACTAAGCAATCCATTTATGTTTTGCGCAACACAATGAAGAAGAAAGGCTTTGTGTTCCCCAAGAGGTCTGAGCAGTTGGCCACACTTGCTCCTGCACAGCAGAGCGCTGCCGGCAGCGCACCACGGGAGATTGAAATGTTTGACTTCCCTGATGAGGTGGATGCAACCCTTGACGCTCGGGCCGTGGAGTACGGCAAGTTCATCGAGGGCGCGGAGGTCATGCAGATGTTGAAACGTGTTGTACAGGCCGCCTTGAACAACCGTGACAAGGTCCTCGCGCACGATCAGGCTGAGGCCTTGGACATGATCATCCACAAGATTGGCCGCATTGTGAACGGCAATCCTGATGTAGTTGACCACTGGCTAGATATCGCCGGCTACGCCAAGTTGGTAGCAGACCGCCTTGAAGGGCGCGTCCGCTGATTATTTGGCTTCACCCCAGCTCGGTCCGACTTCCACATCGCACCGACTGGGGACTTGCATATTCACGCACGTTGCCATAATTTCTGCTGCACGCTGCGCTTCTTCCTTTGTCTTGACGCTTAATGCCAGTTCATCGTGAACCTGCAGCATGGGCATGATCCCCTCCCGAGCTAACGCAACCATTGCTGCCTTTGTCTGGTCGGCGGCTGACCCTTGGATGAGACGGTTCAAACCCTTGTAGGTCCCTGCACGCTTGATCCGTTGGCCGTATTCCATGACGGCTTGCTCACGTGGGAGAGCTTTGTTCACGCCCCACTCCATCGGCTCCCAAAGTGGGAACCGGCACTTGCGTCCGAGAAGGGTGCGGATCGATCCGCCTGATGCGGGATGCTCGATTCGTTTCATCACGGCGTTCACCGTGCCTTTGAGGAACGGGACATTCCTGTGGAATTGATCGATAAGCTCTGACGCTTCATCAAGGTTCAGGTCCAGTTGTGCGGACAGTTTGTTCTTGCCCATGCCGTACATCAAGCCCAGACCAATGGTCTTGGCAGCTTTACGTTTGATGCCGGCCATGTCAGCAACCATCTGGTGGAAATCGGTGTTGGGATCGTTCTGATAGGCGTCCACCATCTTGTCGGCTCCGGGTAAATCAAGGAGCGAAGCGTAGTGGACTAAGAGGCGCGGCTCCTGTGAGGAGAAGTCGTTTGATGCCCACATCTCGCCCTCTTCGGGAAGGAACAGGCTGCGCACCATGGGGCCGATGATCTCGTGGCGGGCAGGGACTTGCTGCAAATTTGGATTGGCCATGGACAGACGTCCTGTAACAGTGCCGCCATCGTCTGAGCGCATCTGGTTGACGTGGGGATGGATACGTCCTGTCTTGGCGCTGAAGTTAAGGTACGGCTGCAGAAAGGTGCTGTGCGTTTTGTTGGTCTCGCGCGCCTCCACAATCATCTTGGCAATTGGGTGCTCACAGCCATCCAAGAAACCTTTTGTAAAGCTTGGTTGGCCGTTCTCGGTCTTTGCGTAAGGTAGGTGAAGCTTGTCAAAGGCTAAGGCGATGCTTTGTGCGGCCCAGATATCGACGTTGGATCCGATAAGTGACTTGAGGTCTTTGTGGATTTGTTTCTCGCGGGCGATTAATTGGTCAATCAACCGCTCACATTTGGGCCGGTCAAACCGGATGCCGCGGCTTGTCATGTTGTGCAGGACGGGGAAGGCTTCTGTTTCGAGGTTGAAGATGGATTCCACTTCATCCTGACGCATGCGGATCTTGAACGCTTGCCACAGTTTCAGTGTGAGCGCTGCATCCTGCTCAGCGTACTCTCCCACATACATGGCGGGTAGTTTCCAAAGTTCTTTTTTTGGATGAACTCCGAAGTCCGCAGCGGCTTGTTTGAGCCCTTGCTCTGACTTGATTTCTTGTAGATAGTCGAATCCCAAGGAGTTGAGAGCATAGCTGAAGCGGTTTTCGTCAAGAATTGGGGCAGCGAGCATGGTATCAACGATCCGTCCGTTGACCTTAAAACCACTTGCTTGTAGCCACCCCAAGTCATAGGCGGCGTTATGCATAACCTTATCGGAAGGGTAAGCCAATACGTCCGTGATCCATCTTTCCACTCTGCGTCTGTCCAGATTTCCACCACCCTGATGCGCCACCGGAAAATATCCAGACCATCCATCGACGGCAATGGCGTAGCCGACAACGAAACCGTCGTTCCGA